CCAGTCTGCAGAGAAGATATGTCTTGCTATTGCAAGAAAAAATGAAGAAGAAATCATCAGAGAAAACTTTGAAGAATATAAGGTGGCAGTTTTATATGGGACTGCCTATCTTTATGAACATAGAGAAGAAGCAGACCACCATGAGTTAATAATTACACTTAGATCTATGCTATTTGGAGCAAGAAAGGCGGGATTTTAATGAAAGTTTCACTATTAAATGAACGCATTACTATAGAAAAAAGCAAAATTGAAGTGGATAAAATAGGAAACCATAAAAATGTGTGGAGTAAATACTATTCTTGCTATGCAACTATCAGCAGTGAAAGCCCGCAGGAGGAAACAAGTAGCGGTGCTATATGGGATGAAAGCAAGATTGATTTTACTATTCGATACAGTAGAGAGGTAGCTGATATTTCATCAATAGGTTTTAGAGTAATCTTTCATAATTCTATTTATGAAATAAAGGGCATTGACCATATGAATTACAAGAAGAAAAGTATGAAACTGCACTGCAGGAGAGTGGAAAGATGAGTAATGTAAAAATAGATAGCCTCTCATCTGAAGTGATGAAGGAACTTGAAAAATATGCTGATGTTACAACTGAAAAAGTAAAAAAGGCAGTTCAAAATGCAGGAAAGACCGTGCGTGATGAAATTAAAGCAAGTGCTCCAAGTGATACAGGTAAGTATTCTAAAAGCTGGACGATAAAAACTGTGAGAGAAACGTCAAGCAGTCTGCAACTTGTCGTTCATTCTAAAAATAAATATCAGCTTACCCATCTTCTTGAGTTTGGTCATGCAAAGCGTGGTGGAGGTAGGGTATCCGCTAGGCCTCACATTGCAAACGCTGAGGAAAAAGCTATAAAGGTATTTGAAGAAGAGATAAAGGAGGCGATTTCAAATGGATAAGCTACTAGAAATTATAGAGAAAATTGGATTTCCTAGTGCTTATCACCATTTTGCAGAAGATGAATCACCTAATCCACCTTTTCTTATTTACATTTTGCCAGTAAGCGATAACTTTTCAGCGGATGGAAGGGTGTATTTTAAAGCAAATGAAGTTCATATTGAAGTTTATACAGATTACAAAAATCTAGATATAGAAAAGAAGGTAGAAGTCGTACTAGATGAGTACGGTATTTTTTATAACAAATCAGAAGTCTTTATAGAGTCTGAAAAACTCTATGAAGTCCTATATATTTTTGAAATGGAGGTAAAGACAAATGGGAAATAAGGTAAAGTATAACCTTAAAAATGTTCATGCTGCAAAGTTGAAAAAAGATACAAGCGGTGCATTTACTTATGAGAATCCAAAGGCAGTACCAGGTGCTGTAAGCATTAGCCTTGATGCTGAAGGGGAGTCTAGCCCTTTTTATGCAGATGGTATTGTGTATTTTAGATCAACTGCCAATAACGGATATAGCGGGGATTTAGAGATTGCACTTATCCCAGAGTGGTTTAGAACAGAAATTCTAAAAGAAGAACTTGATAGAAATGGTGTGCTTGTAGAAAAGGCAAACGTATCTGAAACAGAAAAGTTTGCACTGTTATTTGAATTTGATGGTGATGTGAATGCAATTAGACACGTTCTATATAACTGCTCAGCATCAAGACCATCTATTGAATCAGAAACTAAAGAAGATACGATTGAACCCGGAACAGAAACACTATCACTTACAGCAGATCCAAGAGAGGATGGTCTTGTAAAATCAAGAACTGGAGATACTACATCAGCAGATACCTATGCTAATTGGTATAAGAATGTGTATGTTCCACAGGCTAAAGGTGAAGCACCTAAACCTACAGGACATTAAGGAGGATTTTTATGCTAGAAAAAACAGTAAGAGTAGGAGAGGTTGATGTAAAGTTTCGTTCGTCAGCTACAATTCCAAGGCTATACAGAATTAAATTTAAGAGAGATATTTTCAAGGACCTGTCAAAATTAGAAAAGACATTTAAGGCAAGTGAGGGTTCATTTGAAATAGATGACCTTGAGATATTTGAAAATGTAGCCTATATCATGGCTTACCATGCAGATAGGAGTATTGCTGGAAATATTGATGATTGGCTTGACCAGTTTGAGATGTTTTCCATTTATGAGATTCTACCTGAAATACTTGAACTTTGGGGAGCAAACCTTGAGACGGAAGTTCAGTCTAAAAAAAACTTCCAAAAAGTAGCAGGGAAATGACAACAGCCCTATTTCTATTAAGATGCGTGGAAATAGGGATAAACATTTCTGAACTTGATTTACTTACAATCGGTATGGTACTTGATATCTGGACTGAGAAATCAAATGATGGGGTAAAATATAGCAAGGTGGCAGGACAGGCGGAGTTTGATAAATTCTAATTTAAGGTCTTGAGTAGACATGGTATAATAAGAGTAATAAATAAAAAACAAATTTGAATTTATGGGGG